GTTTGCTGAGATTTACTACAGGAGAAAGTAGTGCAGGAACATTGACGTCGCGCTTGGAAATATCGGATGGTGGCGACATTAGTTTCTACGAAGACACTGGCACGACTGCGAAGTTCTTCTGGGATGCCGCTGATGAACGGTTGGGTATTGGCACCACCACAGTAGACACTACGTTGCATTTATCTGCTGGTAATCTTGGCCCTGTGTTAAGGCTCGAATGCACTGACACAAGCCACGTTACTGACCAAGCGGTCGGTGTTATTGAGTTTGAGCATAACGATGCAACCTCAGTACCAGGCGTTCCCGTAAAAATTGGCGCATATGCAGAAAACAATCACGGCTCTGTAGGCTTACGTTTTTATACGGGTGAGGGTAATACCGCAGAGGAGAGAGTTAGAGTTGACCATGACGGCAACTTGCTGGTTGGTAAGACTGCGGCTGGTGTTAACAGCGACCCCGGCTTTTACGTTGCTCAAGCAGGTAATTTCGGCGCAACGGTTGATGGTGGGACTGCTCAATTTATCAATCGACAAACGTCAGACGGTGAATTGGTTCAGTTCCGTAAAGATGGCTTGCCAGTCGGTAGTATTGGTTGTAGAAGTTCTGGTTCAAATCTTTACATAGATACAGGTGAGTCTGGTATTGACTTTGGAGGTGACGGTTATCTTCCAATGCGAAATGGGTCAATAACAGATAATTCTATAGACATTGGCTCTAGCTCAAATAGATACAAAGACCTTTACCTGTCAGGCGGTGTCTACCTAGGCGGCACAGGTTCAGCCAACAAGCTGGATGACTATGAAGAAGGGACGTGGACTCCTACGATTATAGGTTCAACAAGTGGTTCAGCTAGTTTAACTGTTACTCAGGCAACTTATACAAAAATAGGAAATACAGTACGTGTTGCTTGCTTTATAACAGGAGCAAACGTAACTGGACTAAGCGGAGCAGTACGATTAGCGGGATTACCTTTTTCTGTATCAATCTATGCTCCAACAACCATTACTTACTGTAATTTATTTAGTTTTGATGAAGCAGACGGTATCGGTGGTTTTACAGAAGCAGGTAATACCTACGTTAATCTAGTCTTTGGCTCTTCAAAAGATTTAATACAATCTACAAGCGCAGACGCAACTAGTGGAACAGTAATGTTTAGTGCTGTTTACAACACGGCATCATAACCCTATAGCCTCAGTGGACTCTGGGGCTGGACTAACAGGAGACAACAATGTCACTAACTAAAGAAGTAACAGCAGACAAAATCGAAGTAGTCACAGGACAAGACGAGGACGGCAACGACGTAACCTCTGTGCAAGTACGGACTGCTACTCGTGTACTCGAAGACGGTGCTGTAATTTCACAGTCGTATCACCGTCATGTAATTCAATCAGGTGACGACTGGTCATCTGAACCCTCTAACGTGCAGGCTATCTGCAACGCAGTATTCGGAGCATAACAATGGCTACATGGACAATCGCAAACCTTGAGCGCAACCTAGCAGACGGTGGTGTCACTGTTGCACACTGGCGTGTTACTGAATCTGAAACTGTTGGTGACGACACATTTACTGCATCCTCTTACGGCACTGTAGGCTTTACACCCGACGCTGATGCTGACGGCTTTGTGGCTTACGATGACCTTACTGAGTCTGCTGTATTGGCATGGGTACACGAGTCAGTAGACCAAGACGCTACTGAGGCGGCACTAACAGCCAACATCGAAGCACAGAAGAACCCTGTGTCTGCTGATGGTATGCCTTGGTGATGGACTTGTCTATCATCACAGATATTGCGAACATAGCCACGGCGGTCATCGCGACTGCCTCAATAATCGCGGCCCTCACCCCAACGCCTAAAGACGACGTTTGGATTGCTAAGTTATACAAAGTGCTGGAGGTGTTAGCCGTAAACATCGGCAAAGCAAAACAGTAAGGAGTGACTGACATGGGTAAAGACGAAAAAACCCCCATCACAGTGAACGACAAAGATTACTTCATCGAAGACATGACCGACGAGCAGGTCACTTGCATTAACCACATTAAAGACCTTGACCGAAAGCTGTCTAGCGCACGGTTTAATGTAGACCAGTTATCAGTAGGCCGTGACGCATTCGTCAACATGCTTGCAGAGTCGTTAGAGCAAGAAGCGAACGAGTGATATAATAGACCCCCATAGGACTTTACTTTTTTATGGGGGATTTATTGTGGACTTGGCAGAGAAAGCACTCGAGAAACTAGCGCACCACGAGCGACTCTGCGAGGAACGACTCAAGCGGTTAGACGAAAAGATTGACGCAGCACACAAAGATATCGCCAGCAATAGAACGGCGGTTTTTGCCCTCTACCCATTCATTTTTGGAGCTGTGGTATTCGCTCAATGGCTAAAGTAAAGCCGTGGATATTAACGACTCGACCGATATCACCATCCCCATACGTAACTTGATTGCGATGGTCGCGGCTACGTCTATCGCGACGATGGCATATTTCGGCATTCAAGAGCGCCTGAACACTATAGAACACGCGCTAGACAAGTCGCAGATGGAGATACAGCGCAACACCGAATTCCGCATACTATGGCCTAGAGGCGAGCTGGGAAGCCTGCCCGACGATGCTCGGCAAGACATGCTCATTGAAGGTGTTCAGTTAGACGTGCAGGACTTAAGAAGTATGCAAGACCAGGTCCATGATTTAACAATTCGCATTGGCACAATGGAATCTCTTTATTCTACGGAGCAAGAATAGTGTATCAATTTCACAATGAGCGTCCGACCTCTAATTTTTTGTTTGACGTTGTACGCGGCGCAATCCCTAACGCGTTTGCTGTGCATAAGTTTGGCGCTAACTTTGACATCGACCAAGCAGACGACCCTGAGAGCGTATGGACAGGCGGCGGCTTGTACCCTTGGGCGTCACTTTCTAGCGCCCAAACTATCTACTGTATTAGTACCAGCGCAAGCGACACCGCCACGCTAAGTATTGAGGGACTTGACGCTAACTATGATGAGCAAACAGAGGTGGTTACGCTTACAGGTACGACGGCAGTAGCGACTACAAACACATTTATTCGCGTGTTTCGCATGACCTATCAAGACGGCGCTAATGTCGGTGACATCACAGCCCGTGTCACAAGCGGCACAGGAACCGTTGTGGCGCAAATAGACGCAGGGTATGCACAGACACTCATGGCGGTCTACACAATCCCTGCGGGCTTTACAGGCTATCTGGTGGCTCTTGACTCGACTATTGACTCAAACAAAAACGCACAGCTTCTTATGTATCATCGGTTATTCGGTAAGCCATTTAGAATTGCACACGTTGCTGAGACTAGCGGCCATTACCGCTATGACTTCAATTCGCCGCTTCGCGTCCCTGAGAAAACAGACGTAGACATTCGCGTTGACCAGGTAAGCGGCAACGACGCACGGGTCACAGCTAACTTCGACCTAGTGCTGCTGAAGAACTAATCATGTGGCAGACACTAATAGGCCCCGTGACCGAGCTAGTCGGCGGGCACTTCAAACGCAAAGCGGCAGAGAAGCAGGCAACGCATGAACGCAAAATGGAAGCAATTAAGCAGGATGCCAATTGGGAAAATATCCATGCAAGCAATGCGGCTAATAGCTGGCGCGATGAGTTTTTCTCTATTCTCTTTAGCATTCCTCTTGTGCTTTGTTTTATTCCACCTCTCGTCCCTTACGTTCGTGATGGTTTCGAGGTGCTGGAAACCATGCCAGAATATTACCGAATGCTCCTGGGCGCACTTGTCGCGTCAAGCGTCGGAATTCGCGGCCTTACTAAATGGAAAAACTAATGTATAAGTATTTTCACGAGTCAGAATTTCGCTGTAGAGAGACTGGCGAGAATGACATGAAACCCGAATTTATTGCCATGCTTGATGAGCTTCGGAATCGGTGCGGGTTTAGCTTCACTGTGACTAGCGGCTATCGCTCGGTGCATCACACGGCAGAGCGCAACAAACAAAAAGGCGGAACTCACACGCAGGGCATAGCCGCAGACATTGCTGTGTCTAACGGTCAGCAGCGCATGAAGATTGTGAAAGAAGCCTTAGACATGGGCTTTGGCGGTATCGGGGTAGCTCGTGGCTTTGTACACGTCGATATGCGAACAACTACCCCGGTTATGTGGACTTACGGCTAATCTTTTTCACTAAGCCATCTATTCACTTCCCTTTTGGCCTCATTCATTATGCCTATCGCTGCATAATATTTATCGCGGCTACTGATATGGTCGAAGTCTAAAGTTAGTGTTTGTTTGCACAGTTGTATGACCAGGCCGTCAAAATCACCAAACCCTACAGAATCATATGTAGTGTACTCCTCATCTACATCTAAGATTTTGCCTAGCAATAACCCTGCATAAAACAGCTCTAACTCTTTCATGTTCAATTTAACTTGCATTGCGATTTCCCTTCGGTAGTGGCTGTGTCCCCAGCCGATGAATACAGTTTGCTACCCAATGATAATAATGTAAACCCTCAAGTCGAAATAAATTAACAATAAAAGCAAAATATTTGTCGTAAATAGGTTGCGCATTGCCTTAAATGGTGCAATCATGATAAGTGTTCCATGTAGAACATTGAAGGGAGAAAACCATGAATTTAGACGACCAACTCGTTCATTACAGCGAGATTCTCGACAAGCTCGACGAGGCTATTGCTGAACTTAATAAAGCTGACCGCGATTTCGGCCTGACTGACATCCAAGGTCAGTCCGTTGTTCAGCTTAGGCAAATTTACGACGCCATGATTGGCGACATTTTAGATTTGGAGGCTAGCTATGAATAAGCAATTCGTAGAGCCACAGCTCATCAAATCTGACTTGCTTGACGAGCTTGATTCGCTAGTAGGTCAGCTGAAAAACCTGTCTGTCTACAAGCCTAAGCCGTTTCAGATTATCGAAGCGGCAATGGATGCCCGCCTTGCGGATTTCCTAGAGCTTGCAGAGCAAGACTACATCAAGGGGTGGACTGACCAAGAGGAAGGCATCAGACACCGCGACGGTATGCCAGAAGCGTACAACGCTGGCTATGCCGATTCTTACGACCACGAAAACCAAGGAGGCATCTAATGACTGATGGCGTAGTTAAAATCCACGGCAAGGAGTACAAGACGGTTGCGTTGCGTGTAGCCGAGTTTAGGGCGAAGCATCCAGACTTCACCATCTTGACTGAGCTGGTTGAGGCGAACGACGTTTTGGTAATTATGAAAGCCACGATATCTGCAGCGGGTCAGGTCATTGCCACAGGCCACGCTGAAGAAGTAAGGGCCGCTAGCAAGATAAACGCACAGGCCGCGATGGAGGTGGCGGAAAGTTCAGCAGTGGGCAGAGCCTTGGCTTTCTTTGGCTTAGGTGGCACAGAGATAGCCAGTGCTGACGAGGTAGCTAACGCTATTAGCCAGCAAAACGACGGCGAGTTTTTGGAGTTTATGGCAACAGTGCGCGCCAACTTCGATTGGGTCATGTATGCCAAGGAAGCAATCGCCAATGAGGACTGGCAATCACTGGCGGCTATTTGGGGTGACATCGACCACGAGACGATGGCGACTCTGTTTAGAGCGCCGACTAAAGGCGGCATTTTTACTACCGAAGAGCGTGCGGCTTGCAAAGGCAACGACGCATTTAACAGAGCAAGGAAGGAGTTAGCAAATGGAGTATGACAACAGCAATCGCGGAGTCCTGTTTAAGAACGACCGCAAGGAAAAGGACACGCACCCTGACTACAAGGGTAGCTACACCGATGGTAATGGCACCGAGTTTTGGCTGTCAGCGTGGCTTAAGAAGGACAAAAACGGCAACACGTTTATGTCACTTAGTACTACGGCTAAGGAACAAGTGCATAGTCAGGGTATGCAGCAGGCTCGACAGGCCATTCAACCAAAGGAGCTAGATGATGATTTGCCCTTCTGACGTAGGCAAGGCGCTGAAAAAAGCGCAGGCGCTCGCTGGCGTCAGCAATGACGAACTAGCAGCAGAATTTGGCGTAACGCCTGTCCAAGTATGTCGCTGGAGGCACAAAGATGACATGAAGTTCAGTCGTGTAGTGCAGTTAGCCAACAGACTCAACTTGTCGCTGGATGAGTTTGAGAAGTTAGGGAGGTAAGTCATGATGCCTTATCCGTTTGACTGTCCTGTCTGCGATGCGCGTTATTGGCAAGAAGACAGCGTTGTCTATGATGAGAGGTATGATGACAGCGTTTGCTTTCGTTGTGCAGAAGAGCCAAAAGAGGAGTAAAAAAAAGCCCCGTCGAGGAAACGGGGCTAGACCACTTGCGGAAGGGTTTACGCTTGTGGCATCCTTAGTTTGCGTACATAGGATGAGGAAAATTATACAGCAATCTAGCTGTCTGTATACTCATAACTCCTCATCCCACCTCAGTACGCCTAGTTGAGCCTAGTTAAATAGTGCTGTCGCAGGTGCAGCTGCTCACGAAAGCCGATTCATTCCTACGACCTTTAGAGGCGGGGACGAACAGTGGTTATGTTGCCAAGTAGTAAGGGCGCGGTTTGGCAGAGCCGTAAATTTTCTGCACTGATACTGTATGAATGATGGACTAGCTAGATACTTGTATAGGGCAACAACCGCCTCTAATGACCCCTATTGTCTAAAAAAAGGAGAAGGGTATGAACGCAGTAAAGTCAGCAGATGATTACAAAATGCGCTGGAAGTGCATGGACAAAGGTTGCTACCTCGACAAGGTAGAGCCAAGGCTTTGGGACTTTCAGCACTGCTTTCCTAGGAATATGAGCATGGGCGACATAGACGGCATTGTCGAAATCAAAGGTAACTTCTTAGTCGTCGAGTGGAAAAGTGTCGGCGGTAAGCTAACGACAGGTCAGCACATCTTGCTTAAAAACCTAACCGCCATGAGTAGCAATATCATCGCCTATGTCTTGTATGGCAACTCACAGACAATGGACGTGTACGAAATGCGCCGTTACTTCTGTGGTCAGTGGGAGGACACGCCTACTAATCGCGACCAGGTGGAGCACCTTTTTAAGTGCTGGTCACGGATGGCGTCGCTATGATTTGCAAAGATGGCACAGACTGGCAACCAACAGATGAGCAACTACTAGGATGGCAACACGCTTACCCTGACGTAGACGTATTTGCAGAGCTTAACGTCATGGCTGTGTGGTTAGACTCTAACGAGCCTAAGCGTAAGACTGAGCGGGGAATGCCCCGCTTTGTTAACTCTTGGCTTTCACGCGCAAATCAGAAAGGCGGGAGCCCCTTTGCACAGCAGGAGCAAGAACAGACGGGCAAAATACCGATGAAGCAGTGGACGCAGCTCGATGACCTGACCAACGATTTCTGTCAAAGCGAAGCATTTAGGCAGTCATGCCTTGAGAAGTACGGGCAGTACATGAGCTATGAAGGTGTGAGGGTGACGCGATGATGGGTGAATTCTGGCTAATCAAAGACCCGATAGAAATCAAAGACCGCATGGAAGCCTTCAAGAAATTTCTTGAAACGGAATGGTGCTGGGAAAAACCTGTAGCGTGGCAAGTAAAGGAGTACAAGCCACGTCGCTCGCTTAGTCAAAACGACCTATTCCATGTGTGGGTCAGAGACATGACACGGCACTTTAAAAAGCGCGGCGGGTTCACGGGCACTGAGGACGAATTGAAGCTCATGCTGAAGTATAAATTCCTCGGCACTGAGGATGTAGAAGTCGGCAATACGACGATACCCGCACAGGTACGCGGCACTTCGACGCTAGACAGGGGAGAAATGCTATACTTCATGCAACAAGTAGAGGCATGGTGTATCGACCTGGGGGTCAAACTCACACACCCTACCAATTCGGAGTACCGCAAACTCGGGGGATGAGGCATGAGCCTTGTGCAGTTTTGCAAGACCGAAAGGCAGAGAGAAGTTGTCAGCCGAGTAGAAGAAGGCAAGAGTCAGCGAGAAATAGCTGAAGAGCTGGGTTTAGGTCGTGGCACTGTAAGAGGGCACCTTGCGGCGGTTAGGGCAGTAGCCGCGAAGCAAGGGTATAGCCCCGAGCATGACTACACGCACCCAGTACCTGACGGCTTTACAGTCAGGGGTGTCTCGACGTACTACAACGACGAGGGCAAGCCTGTAGGCCAGTGGGTTAAGAGTCAAAGCGACAAAGAGCGGCAACTAGAGCTGTTAGTTGAGCGCATGGAAAACAGCCTCGAACTTGTTAAGCCGTTTAAGCCTACTAAGCCGCCAAAAAAATCAGACGACAGCTTGCTTTCACTTCTGACGATTACGGACTTTCACGTTGGTTCGGCATGTTGGGAAGCCGAGACGGGCGACAACTTTGATACTAAGATAGCCGCAGACATATTCCTTAACGCTATGCACGACATGCTTGCAGCCTGTCCTAACTCTAAAACAGGGATGCTAAACATACTAGGGGACTTCATCCACTTCGATGGCATTAACCTCCAACCAGTCACCAGCGGAAATTTTCACGTACTAGACGCTGATACGCGCTACACGAAGATTGTAGACGTAGCCATGTCGATAGTACGGGAAGCTGTCAAAATGATGCTCAAGCGATTTGAGCGCGTTGTGGTGGTGGTTGCAGAGGGTAACCATGACATTAGCTCTAGCGTCTGGCTACGCAAGTACATTAAGCACTTGTTTGAGAATAGCCGCGTAGAGGTCATCGACAACCCGTTTCCCTACTACGCTTATCTGCACGGCAACTGTATGCTGGGCTTCCATCACGGTCACAAGATGAAGCTGGCCAACCTACACAAGCTATTCGCAAGCGAGCCACGATTCCGAGAAATGTGGGGCAAGGCGTCATCAGGTGTTTATATCCACATGGGTCATTATCACCATGAGCGAGTGATAGAGGACGGCGGAGCTATTGCCGAAATGCACCCGTCTCTCACTGGCAGGTCGTCATACGAGGCTCGTGGCGGCTGGATGTCACAGCGTGGCGCAAAGGTGATTACATACGATAAGCTAGAGGGCGAAGTACACCGCACTACCGTAAGGCCGCGCCTGTGATTGAAAAAATGCCTATCCTCTCTATGCCACTACCTGACGGCGGGCAAGTGGTTTGCAGAGTCGATGCGATAACAGCGGCAACAACTAACATGCGCAACAATGACATGACCGACGTTTACATTGAGGTCGCTTGCCCCGAGGGAATTACTATTGATGTCGATATTGACTCTTTTACAACGTCATGGCTTACGGCGCTTCTCACTACTATTGACGACTGGCGACTCGACCGTGAAATGCACTGACTGCGGTAAGGGTATGCAGCCGCAATTCACTGGCGACAACGGCAAACTACGAGGCTGGTTTTGCGAGTGTGGCAACTGGGAAAAGGCCATACTGCGCGAGCGTCAATTCACCAAAGAGACTTATTATGTCAATCAGCAGAACAAACGCAGACATAGCCTTTAGCAAGGCAGTACGAGCTAGAGATGGCGCTTGTCTTTACTGCGGTACTGACCAGTCATTAGAGTGCGCGCACATTTACGGTCGCAGAAACAAAATTGTCAGATGCTCTATGGATAATGCAGTGACACTTTGTCATTCTCATCACCGATATTTCACTGAAAACCCTTTGGCGTTTGCAGGCTGGCTCGAAATTACGCTAGGCGCAGGCCATCTGGAACTACTGACAGAAAAAATGCGTGGCAGGCTAAAAATGACTCAGGCTGTGCGCAACGAAATAGCCAAGCACTACCGCGAAGAAGTGCGCAAGAAAGAGCGAAACCCTGACTACGTGATTGTTTCGTATAACTGATTGCTCGTATGGTATAATATGCACACAACAAGGGGATGTTGTTATGTGTATACAAAGCCAGCGGCAGTATTTCGGCGAGCGTCACCACATCGTCGTAACTGACAAAATCACAGAGCTACTTAATCGACTAGGTAGAGACAAGGGCATAGGCGAAGAGGAATACCTCAAGCGCCTTTCACGTCATCCGAACGAAGACCAATTTGTTGCAGAAATCGCTCGCCACTACGGGTGATTGAAAACAACTGTGTCAGGCCTGAGTTGATTCACCCTTTGCATTTAACAAAAAAAAGCAAAAAAGTGCTTGCAGCGGGCAAGTAGTGGGAGTAATGTTACTTACATAACCACTGAGGAGAAGGGAAATGGCAACAAGAGCAACTTATCGTTTCAACACTGGTCACACTGCTTACCATCATTGGGACGGCTATCCGCAAGGTGCTGCGCAGTTACTGGCGAATGCGCTTGTCAAAGGTGGCGACCTGACTTTCCAAGCTTTTTTGAATGCTAACGATAAAGCAGAAGAAACAGAAAGCCACGACATACACGGTGACACAGAGTACCGTTACAACATCTTGCGCAACAATGCAGGCGAATGGCGAGTCAAAGTGCTTGAGCGCATCGACTTTTCTGATAAATGGCGCATAGCGTTTTATGGTTTAGCTACTGATTTTTTCAAACAATACGGGGCGCTATGAAATGCGCAAATTTTCAGAGCAAATGACACTGACAGAGGTTGCCGCAGTTATGGGCATATCACGTCAGCGTGTAAAGCAAATCGAAACCGTAGCCTTAGAGAAGCTACGCAAGAATCCAAAAGTGAGGGGTTTGTATGAAGGAATTATCAACGGACGCTTATGCAGTAATTCTAGTGGGCATGATTATATTGGTGTTCATTCTGGGGATAGTAGGGCGCAGTGATTACGACGATGCGGTAGCGCAACAGGACATTTACTGCGAATTTGTAGAGCTATGGGGGCAGACAAATGGTAGGGACGGACATCCTGACTTTAGAGGGATTTACGAAACGGCTTGCACAGATGAACAGCGACGAGATTGAGGACACCATCATCGCAGTCAAAGCCGCACACGCTATGGCTAACCGACACAGGGAGGACATGGCTATATTATTTGACTACAGCATAGTGCCGCTCAAGGACAACGACGAGCCACCACTAGAGATAGTCAGGTACAAATTTCCAGCGTAGAGACGCATTGCCCGCACTTAGCGGGCTTTTTTTACCCCAAATAAATAGGCGTTATTTATTGTCCGCACGCTAATCGCATATATTGGTATAATATGCACGGGGGAACACTATATGTTGCAAACGGTAACTATAGATTGGCGGCCCGTAGTACAGGGCAGTATGCCAAGGAATGAAGGCACTTACCTCGTCGCATTTGACGACGGGGCAGTGGAGACATACCCCATGTCAGACCAAGACATCAAACGCGGAGAAGTAAGAGACGGGCAAACACATGGCCTCTATTGGGCCGAAGGCTTACCGTCACCTTTATAAAATATGAATCTATCTATTGAATATTTCGATACGAAACAGTTAACCCCTTACGCCTTAAACTCGAGGACGCATAGTGAGCGTCAAGTTTCGCAAATAGCTGCGAGCATTGAAGAATTCGGGTTTACCAATCCTGTTTTGGTTGATGAGCGAGGCGGTATTGTTGCAGGTCATGGGAGGGTGCTGGCGGCAAAAGCCCTGGGCTTGAATGAAGTGCCGGCCATTGTCCTCAAGAATCTCACGCCTTCACAAAAAAAAGCTTATGTAATCGCTGATAACAAGCTCGCATTGAATGCCGGTTGGAATGACGCAAACCTAAAACTCGAAATCGAATCACTCGAGCTTGATGGGTTCAACGTCGATTTACTTGGGTTTGACGTAATTCCTGAGTTTGAGAAAGAAATTGATTATTCCATACTCGATGAAACACTCGATTCGCAAGTTGAAAAAATCGCCACGGATGTGAAGCGTGCGATACAGATTGAATTTGACGAAGCGGATTACGAAAGCGCGACACGGCTGATTAAAAAGTTACGCCAAGAGGGGCAGTATATCGGCGCTATTGTGCTCGATGCCTTAGCGGCTTTTGAACAATGATTCCAATATACATTCCTAGCTTCAACAGGGCCGAAAGCATAAAAACGCACTATTGGCTCGAAGCAAGCAATATCGATTATAAAATACTGTTACACAGTAACGAATGCGCCGATGCTTATATCAAGGCAGGGCGAGTCGATAAAACTAAAATTATTGTGACGGGCGCTCCTTTCGGCGTCACTAATCATAGGAATTGGGTCGTTGATAATTTAGCTAAACGCGGAGAATGGTATGTTTCTTTAGATGACAATATTCAATCTATGAAGCGTGTCGTTGACGAGCATTACGACAAAAAAAAACTCGAAGTGGATGACCCTGAAATAAACCAAGCAACCTTCGCCCAACAAATAGAAGCATCTGAATACATCTCATTGCTGCAAAAAGACATCGCAGTAGCTGATGCAATACGCGCAGAATATATTGGCTATGCTACTGTCGATAATTATTATTTTAATAGCAAAAAATACAAGGCTGTCGGTTACGTCATAAGCAAAGCGTGTGCCATAAAGTTTGCTGGACTTCGATATGACACCGCATTAGAAGCTATGGAAGATTTTGGCTACTGCGCATCACAGCTTGTAAAAAATAATTGCGTGCTCATCAACTCATGGATTAAACCAATCGCGGGGCACTATGAAATAGGCGGCATTGGTACCTATGAGCGAAGACTTCCTCGCAAAATCATTGATTGCAAATACTTGATGTCGAAATACCCTGAGTTGTTCCGACACAAAGTAAAAAAAGGCTGCCACCCAGAGGCAGAGTTGCAGTTCAGGTTCAACAACCCAAAACAAATTATCGAATGGAAGCGCAAGCACAACATTACGAATGATTGAGCTACAGTTACAACAAGTTTCACATGAGCGGCGTAACGGTTCGCAATGCGAATACATAAAGCCAAATGTAACTGAATCATGCCTATTGAAAGATGGCTCAGAAATCGTCGGCGTGTATTTATCTGACGTGAAACGCCATGATGAAAAACTTGTCAAAATTATGAGCGTAGCAAATGCTGAGTTTCGCTCAGAAAGAGTGCCCAAAACACTCATGGAGCGCGCAGATGTCTTACAAGCAATTAAAGCAGGAATGAGCAGGGCTGAAGCGCAAAGAATTGGAACGGCGCAATACAGCACTATTCTCGGTAGCGTCCCACCGAATCCTGTCATGAGGCGCAATTATAGAAACCGCAGTAGCGTCCATTTGAAGAAAAATGCGAAAACATTTGTCAAAGCTATGCTCATGGCGACAGAGCGCCTAGACGCGCTGATGGCTGAATATTTACCAAGTTTGCATGATGAGCACGTAAAAGCGATTGCAGAAATAGATGAGCAATGGCGTTTCGGTAGATTATTCACCAGCAGCATCAGCAATTTTAATATCGCTGCGCCATTTCACCGCGATAGGGCAAACGTCAGGCAAACCCTCAATGCAATCTACACTATGCGGGAAAACTCAGTCGGCGGCTGTCTGTATGTTCCCGACTATGATGCTTGTTTTGAGATGCCTTCGCACAGCCTTTTGTTTTATCCAGCTTGGCGCAACACACACGCAGTCACACCAATACAAACCACACACGATAGCGGTTATCGCAATTCGTTGGTTTGGTACGCACTACAGGCTTTTGTAGGGGATGAGCATGACAACGAAAAAAGGCGGCAGGCCTAAAACTGAATTAGAGGACGGCCAAATTCGTGAAATCGAAACGCTGGCGGCTGTTTTAAACCAAGACCAAATTGCAGATTATTTAGCAATCCCCGCGCGCACTTTGCGAGCCATCATCAGTCGGGATGAAAATGTTTCTGCCGCCTATAAAAGAGGCAGAGCCAAAGCGATTGGCCGGGTCAGTCAAAGCCTGTTGAGGAGCGCCACTGAAGGTAATACGACAGCCCAAATTTTTTACTTGAAAACACAAGCTGGCTGGAAGGAAACTGCGCCAGAGCCGCAGGATTTGCCGCCTGTTGTAATCAATTTGACTACTGATAATGAATCTAACAAAGCCGCAAAGTGAAATTTTTCGTGACGCGAGTCGATTTCGCGTTGTGGTTGCTGGCAGGCGTTTTGGGAAAACATTCCTCAGCACAGCAGAGCTGCTTAATAATGCGCTGATGGGGCATAGGCGTAATGTTTGGTATGTCGCGCCTACTTACAAAGCTGCTAAAGAAATCGCCTGGGATATGCTTATCAAGCAAATTCCTAAAGAGTATATCCAGCGAACCAACGAATCAGCTCTGAGTATTACACTGATAAATGAATCAATGATTGCGCTCAAAGGCGCAGAAAAGCCTGATAACTTACGTGGCCGCTCACTCGACTTTGTTGTCCTCGATGAGTTTGCTGACATGCGTAAGGAGGCGTGGTTTGAGGTCATTAGGCCCTCATTGAGCGATAGAGTTGGCTCTGCGGTTTTTATAGGCACGCCGAAAGGACGCAATCACTTTTATGACTTGTATGGGAAAGGATTAGATGGAGATGAAGGGTGGAGTTCGCATCAATACACAACGATTGAAGGCGGCAATGTGCCACCGTCAGAAATTGAGTCAGCTAAAGCCGACTTGGACGAACGAACTTTCCAGCAAGAATACCAAGCCGAATTCGTCAACTACAGCGGCATTATCTACTACGGATTCAAGCGGGAGCAATCAGTAAAACGGCACGACGGCGAACGCTCAATGATACACGTAGGCATGGACTTCAACCTCGACCCAATGAGTGCCGTGCTGATGACACGCAAGGGTGACACGCTCCATGTATTCGATGAAATCGTCATGTTTGGTAGCAACACTGATGAGATGGTTGCAGAGCTTCGCGAACGCTACGGAAATGGTACAATAGTGATATATCCTGACCCTGCTTCTCGTCAACGTAAGACAAGCGCAGGTGGAAGGACAGACTTGTCCATATTGCAAAACGCGGGTTTCGAGGTACGCGTCCGAAACTCACATGCGGCAGTAAGGGACAGGATAAACGCGGTAAATAGTCGGCTACTGTCTAATGACGGCGTCCGACGTTTATACGTTGACCCTAAGTGCAAAAAGGTGATTGAGTCATTGGAACGCCACACCTACAAAGAGGGTACAAGCCAGCCTGAGAAAGACGGCTTTGACCACATGAACGATGCACTTGGCTATGCGGTGGAGTATCTATTCCCAATTAGAAAGGCGAACGCGCCGCAATCCCCGCAGAGGTGGACGTAAATGTATTACGAAGATATCGAGTACCAGCATCCCGATTATGAAAACAACGTAGACCGATGGGAGTTCTATCTGCGTAGTTACATGGGCGGGCAAGACTATCGCGATGGCTCGTATCTGACCAGCTACCTCAACGAAGACAAGAACGCCTATAACCGACGCCTGGCACTGACACCACTAGACAACCATTGCCGTAACGTCGTTCACGTCTACAGCTCGTTTCTTTGGCGTGTACCGCCTACGCGTAACTATCAGCAGATGGAAGGCAGTGCCGACCTTAATGCGTTTCTAAAGGACGCTAACCTCGACGGGCAGAGCTTTAACAGCTTCATGCGTGAGGCACAGATATGGTCGAGCGTGTACGGCCACGTTTGGATTATGCTCGATAAGCCACAGTCAACAGCAGGCACACGGGCAGAAGAACTAGCGCAAGAGATACGCCCCTATGTCACTTTGATTACGCCCGAGAACGTCTACGACTGGAAGTACGAGCGAATGCCTAGCGGTCGCCACGAGCTGACCTACATGAAAGTGCGCGAGTCTGTTAACCGCATTGACGGCACAACGACCGAAACGTATTTCCGTATCTGGACTCGAGAAACGATACAGCTTGTTCGCTACCACGGTGACGAGGCACAGGTGGTCGAGACTATCGACAACCCTATCGGCAAGATTCCCGCAGTGCATTTACCGTCTAACCGCTCAGTGGTACGTGGCATCGGCATCAGTGACATTAGCGACGTGGCCTATATGCAACAGGCTATCTATCAGGAGCTGTCTGAGATTGAGCAGCTTATCCGCATCTCTAACCATCCTACACTGGTTAAAACCTACGACACCGACGCTAGTGCAGGTGCTGGCGCTGTAATCAATATCAGTGACGACATGGACGGCGCACTTAAGCCGTATCAGATGCAACCAAGCGGCGCTAACCTTGATGCTATTCGTGCCTCTATTACTGACAAGATTGACGCTATCAACCGCATGTCGCACATGGGCGCAGTACGCGGTACTGAGGCAATCACACAGTCAGGCGTGGCAATGCAAACAGAGTTTCAGATGCTTAACGCCAAGCTCTCTGAGAAGGCTGACATCTTAGAGCTAGCCGAGGAACAGTTGTGGCAGTTGTGGTGTACGTGGCAGGGGCATGACTTGCATGAAGTAGAGATAAGCTACCCTGACAGCTTTGACATTCGCGACTACGAATCCGAGTTGCGCTACCTGCAACAAGCTAAGGCGTCAGGCGTTCGCTCTTCTACATTCGCACAGGCTGTCGATAAGCAGATTGCAGACTTGTTGCTCGATGATGAAATGCTTGCACAGGCACACACTGAGATTGAGCAAGGACAGCAGGCACTTGGTGACTTCACGGCAGTAGCGCCAGCAGATGAACAGTGATGAGCTGATAGCAGGTCTGGGGGGCATCTCTGACCCGCACGAGCGTAGGCTGTCTCGTGCTATTGCTAACCTAGAGTTGAGGCTAACTGACTTACTTGCAGGCTTACCCTTACGTGATGGCGTACTGTTTGACCTAGACGCAGCCATTGCCTTACGCGCACAGCTAGACGGCATTGTTCGCACTGAGTTCTTAGAAGAAATAGACGCCATCATTAGGGAGTACCCTGACGCGGTAGAGCTGACACAACAGTTCATGTCGCAGTTTGCAGACTTTCGTGTACCGCAGAGCGTTATCGGGCAACTGCAAAACTTTAGCTTTACAGGCCATGAGCAGCTAGCTAATGACTTTGTTGAGGCGCTTTATCAGCAGGTGTACAACAACACACTTACAGGCACGCCATTCAGCGCCAGCCTTAACGAGCTGAACAGCCTGCTAGACTCAACACTTGCCCGCCACTCTAAGACAATCTTGCACGATGCACTATTTGAGTTCAGTGCGTCAGTAGCGTCGGCCAGTGCAGCAGAGGCAGGCATTGAACGCTTTGTGTATGCGGGTGATATTATTGATTCAACGCGCGACTTCTGTGAGAGGCACGTTGACAAGGAATACAGCATCGACGAAATACGAGAAATTTGGGCGGAGAGCTGGGCAGGTAAGAAGCCAGGCGACCCGTTTAGAGTTAGAGGCGGTTACAACTGTCGGCACTATTGGGTGCCTGTCGTAGACTAGGAGGAACGTATGCCGTACCACAAGAAAGACAAGCGTAAGAAAAAGCGTAAGTCACGCTAATTTGATACAATTAACCCTACTCGAAAGAGGATTCGTAACATGAGCGATGAAATCATGGCTGACGCGGTAACTGAAGCCGCAGTGGAAACACCCGAAGTTCAGGAAACTAAGACGTTTACGCAAGAGGAACTCGACCGAATAGTGGCCGACCGTGTTGCCCGTACCAAACGGCAATATGATAAGCGACTAGATGGTATCGACCTTGACGAAGCCCGACAGCTTTTACAACGTCAGCAAGAAGCTGAAATTGAGAAGCAGAAGGAACGCGGAGAGTTTGAGTCGATTCTAAAGCAGACCGTCGAAAAGAAAGACCAAGAGATTAGGACGTACAAGCAACGTCTCGAAAGCCAATTAGTCGATGGTGCTTTGCTATCGGCGGCGAGTAGGAACAACGCAGTATCGGCAGAGCAGGTTGTGCAGTTAGTACGTGGTGCGGTTCGGCTGTCTGAAGACGGCACAGCAGAGGTTGTAGACTCGAACGGCACACCACGATACAACGACAAAGGCGACCCCGTAAGCGTTGATGAGCTTGTTGGTGATTTCTTGACTACAAACCCGCACTTCGTAAAGGCGTCAGTTGGTGGCGCTGGCTCGCAAGGAGCGGTAGGTGGTTCCACGTCGAAACCTATGTCGGCGGCTGAAATGGAAGCTAACTGGGAAAACGGAGGCAGAGAAGCCTACCGTGCCATGATGTTAGCAAATAAATAACCGCTTACTTTAGGAGATTTCACTTATGGCGGCTTCAACTAGTTCAACACTCGACGACCTGTTTGCAAATATCATCATGCAGGCTCGTTTCACTGCCGAAGAGCAATCGCTCATGGCTGGCCTTATCACTCGTTACGACATCGGTAATGTTGCTGGTACTACTATCCAAGTACCTAAGTACCCATCCGTTGCGGCGGCTGACCTGACTGAAGGCACTGATATGTCTTCAAGCACTGTTAGCACCTCTGGCGTTACTGTTACTGTCGGCGAAGTTGGTGCGCAAGTCGTATTGACTGACGTTGCAGCAATGGGCGCTGGTAATCCTGCACAGGAGCTAGGCACTGTATTGGGTAACGCAATCGCTACTAAGATGGACCAAGACATCATCGCTTTGTTTGATGGTCTTTCTGCATCTTTGGGAGCGGCTGCACAAGAGATTACTGCGGCTGACGTATTCAAGGCTGCGGCTACTCTACGCAATGCAAAGGCGCCTGGTCAGTACGTAGCGGTCTTGCACCCCTACCACGCTTACCAGTTGGCGGCTAACCTGACCAACACATTTGCTAACCCCAACGGTGGCGACATCCAGAACGAAGCAATGCGCTCTGGCTTTGTTGGCTCATTGGCAGGTATTGACGTATACCAGTCAGCTAACATCACTGTTGACGGTAACGGCGACGCTAAGGGTGCGGTCTTTGCTCCAGAAGCAATGTGTATTGCTATGAAGCGTGACTTCAACCTTGAGACTCAGCGCGACGCATCACTCCGTGCCTTCGAGCTTAATGCTACTGCCGTTTACGGTGTTGGTGAGCTTGATGACAGCTACGGTGTTGAGATGTTCTTCGACGCTACTCTCTAAGACGTACACGCCCCTTCGGGGGCGTTTTACTCTGAGGATTTTATGGCAGTCAATTATCGTGGTGAAAGGTTTGAAGACTACAACGTGGCAAAGCGTACGCCACGGCACCCGTCTAAGTCTCACGCGGTTCTGGCTCGCTACAAAGGCGTTATCAAGTTAATTAGGTTTGGCGCTAAAGGCGCGAAGACTTACCCGCCAAAGGATGGTGAGTCTGCACGCGACAAGGCCATGCGAGCGGCTTGGTACGCACGACACGAAAAGAATCTACGTAACGCGACGCCATTAGATGCAGTCTATTGGGCCGCTAAAGTGAAGTGGTGATTACATGGCGTTTAGCACTGACGACGATTTAGAAGCAATTGTCCCTGACATTTTTGACCTTGGCATTCTTGCCTTCACTGCTGAACATGCAAAGGCGCAGGCAGATGTTGAGCGCGAGATACGCAATCGCTGGTGGCACCGTAAGGGCATAGCGGGCGAAATGAATAGTAGCTATCTGACAGATACGCAGTGGACACGCGCAAGCGCCTATCTCGTATTGTGGAAGTACGCATTGCCACAGCTTACTAACTGGGTAGACGACGACCGCTTTTTACAGATGATTGATTTCTATAAAGCGCGTTACGGCGAGGAGCTAGACGCAGTTTTTCAGGACGGCGTTGAGTATGACGCAGATGACGACGGCACTGTCACTGACAAGGAAAAGGAAAGCATTCCGCTTAACCGCCTAGACCGATGATTACCGTAAACATAGACACAAAGCCCCGTGACCTGCGCAAGATGGTGCAGAAGCTAGGGCGCACGTTTACCAAGAACCACAGGCGCGCCATGTTGAGAGCTGCGGCAGTGGGTAGAGCGCGCATTGATAAGCGCACGCGTAGCGGTGTAGACGTAAACGAAAAGCCATTCCGACCTTATTCCGATGCTTACAAAGGCTTTAGGCAGGAAAAGGGCAGACCTGTAGACAAGGTTAATTTGATATTTACGGGTAAGATGCTCGGCGACATGCAATTTGGCATGAAGGGCCAAGACGGTATTATCAACTTTAGTCGTAGTACAGAGGCTAAGAAGGCGGCGTTTAACAATCGAAGTCGTAATTTCTTTGGCCTCAACCGAGGCGACACCCGCGCTATCCGCGATGCTTACTTTAAGGGGCTTAAGATATGAGCGTTAGAGAAAACATCGCCGCCAATATTGTGACGGCACTGTCTGCCATATCGACGCCAAACGTCAAAAAAGTGACGCGTGAGCCTTTTGACTTTGACAAGCTATCTAACGCACAGTTCCCCGCTATATTGGTAAGGACGGCAAACGAGACACGCGAGGACGCAAGCCTTGGCGGTAGCATGACCAGCAGGCATGGCACTATCGACTACGAGCTTGTTTGCTTTGTTAAGCACAAGAACATCGACACAGCCCGCAACCAGATTGCAGAGGCTATCGACGAAAAACTTGATGAAGATAGGACGCGTGGCGGTTACGCGGTAGACACGCAGGTTATCAGCGTTGAGGTGGATGATGGTACAATAGACCCTATTGGCGGCGTCATTGTCACCGTACAGATTCTTTATTCATATACACGCGGCGACGCGTAAGGGAGAAAATTCATGGCTACACATAAAGGCTCAAGCGGTGTCGTAAAGGTTGCCGCTAGTGGTGGTTCAGAAGCGGCAGTTGGCGAGGTTCGCTCATACTCAATTGATGAGACTGCTGACACCATTGAGGATACAGTAATGGGTGACACTGTTAAGTCTTACCTTTCTAGCCTCAAAGACGCCACACTCACTATCGACGCATTGTGGGACGACGCAGACGCACAGCACTTGGTGCTTGATTCTGGCGCGGCTATCGACTGGGAAATCCACCCCACTGGCACAGGCACAGGCGAGAAGTATTACGTCGGTGCTGGCATCGTGACTGCTAAGACAATTTCAGCGTCTTACGATGGCTTGGTTGAGGCGTCTTTCTCTGTGCAAGTATCAGGCGCTGTAACAGAGTCAACTAACTAATGGGTCTCGCTAAAGAATTGCGGGCGCGTCGTAAAGGCTCGCGTCGCAAAATTAGCGTTGCAGAATGGGGGGACGGTGACGGCGATTTCGTTTTGTTCTGTCGCCCTCTAACCTGCTATGACCTTAACGAGCTGCAAAAGCGCCACCCGCAGGTAATGCAAAACCCAAGCATTGCCGCGATGGTTGATTTGATTCTTATGAAGGCTGAGAGCAAAGACGGCGAAAAGCTGTTTAGCTCTGCCGAGGACCGCATCGACTTAATGGGGGAAGAGACAACCGTTGTCTCGCATATTGCCAATGAGATGTTCGGCACTATCGAGTCATTTGAGGATGTCGAAAAAAACTAAAAAGCGGTCAGACGAGGATGAACCTTATTGCCTTAGCTGACCGCCTACACAAGACTATCGAAGAAGTAGAGCAGATTTCGGTTACTGAGTTCCATGAGTGGCTCGCTTACTTCAAGATTATGAGCGAGTCGAACGATGGCAAATGAAACCGTAAGCATCCGCATTAAAGCGTTTGACCAAACGCAGAAAGCCTTGCGCGGCATACAAGCTGCATTCGGAAGACTCTCAAAGGTTTTTTTCAGCTTTAAAACTGCTCTCGTCAGTGCCGTAGGTGCTGGCGGTATGGGCTTGCTAATCAGTAGTTCTCTAAAAGCCACGGACGCCTTAGCTAAAACAGCAGGGAGGATAGGTACTACCACCGAAGCCTTGTCTAAACTGCAATTTGCAGGGTCATTAGCGGGCATAGAAACCAACACTCTCAATATGGCTTTGCAACGTTTTGTGCGGCGCACCGCAGAAGCGGCACAAGGCACAGGCGAGGCTGTATCTGCCTTGCGTGAGTTGGGCGTAGATGCACGTCGTATTGAGCAACTGCCACTTGACGAGCGCATGCAATCACTTGCTTCTGCCTTTAATCGCGTAGATGAGGAAGGCAACGCCGTATTTACTGAGACGGAAAAGCTACGACTAGCCTTTAAACTTTTCGATTCAGAAGGCACGAGCATGCTGAACATGCTTAGTGCTAACGCTGACGAAATGGGCGCTTTGTTTAAAGAGGCCAAACAGCTTGGCCTTGTGATGTCTACTGACGCCGCTAAAGGCGTACAAGATGCCAACGACGCCTTCACTAAACTACGCTCTATTTTTGAGGGTGTAGTCAGACAAATGACCGCAGGCATGGCTCCTGCTTTAGAGTTGATTGCGACGCGCTTCAAAGAATACATATTGCAACAGTCTGAGGCGCATGGAGGCATAGAGAACTTTGGGCGCTATCTTGCAGGCGAGTTGATTGAAAACATCCGCACTGCACTGATTGGCTTGCAGGGTATAACAAACGCAGGCATTGAAATAATAAACACCTTCAGCCGCGCTCGCAGGTCACTTGCCGAAACTTTTAACGTAGGAAAAGCAGACCCTAATGACATAAGGGCGCTACAGACAGAAATTGACCAGATAGACCAAATGCTTGAAGGTGGCTTTACGGGCATGTTAAATCGCGTCCGTATTGGTGGCGACGGACAAATTCTGCAAATTCTTACAGAAGACGAATTGCGCGAAGAACGTGCGCGCATTGTCACACGCTTAAATGAGCTTGGTGCAGAGGTGCCAGCACTTTTGGAGCCAGTTGATTGGTCTAAGTGGCTGATAAAGCCTCTACAAGACGCGGCAGACGAAGTTAAAAAGCCAATACAAAGCGTAAAGGACGAACTGGAAGAGGTCGTCGTTATCGCTCAAGAGCCGTGGTATATGCCGATGATTACTGGCTTGCGCAATGTGGCTGAGGCAATTAAAAATGTCATCCAGCAAATGCCGAGCATTGAGCAGGCGGTTCAGAGCTTTACCAAAAACGCTATGCAGACGTTTACCAATCAATTTACTGCGGCAGTAACGGGCGCGCAAAAGTTTAGTGATGCAATGAAAAGCATGGCTAAAAGCGTTGTCGATTCGCTAATTAAGATGCTTGTGCAGTATTACATTACTAAGCCTTTGTTTGACGCAATTAGTGGCGGCATATCAAGCGGATTCGGTGCAGGCGGTGGTGGCGGTGGTGGCGGCGGTGGTGGCATGGGGATGCAAGGCTTGGCCCGTGGCGGTGTTGCGACAGGTGGCACCCCTTATCTAGTTGGCGAAAAAGGGCCAGAAATATTCGTGCCAAGTACGACAGGGCGCGTTGTGCCTAATGACCAGCTAGGTGGTGGCGGTGTTACCGTAGTCCAAAATATCAACGTAACTACAGGCGTACAGCAAACCGTACGTGCTGAGATTGCTAACCTACTGCCACAGATTAGTAATGCCGCGAAGTCAGCGGTCGCAGATGCTAGAATGAGAGGCGGTGGCTTCAGTAAGGCAATGGTGGGTGCATAATGGCGGCGTTTCCAAGTGTAGGCATTCAATCAATGACGATGCGGTTGCGCTCTGCAACGGCTATTAGTCAGTCACCTTTTACCTATGACCAGCAGGTTTACCAGCACCAGGGTGTCAGGTGGGAAGCGGAAGTAACATTGCCGCCCATGAAGCGGGCAGAAGCCAAGCAGTTGGAGGCGTTTTTTGCCTCTCTAAGGGGTCAAGCTAACACCTTTACCCTTGGCAACCCCCTGCACAATACAACGGCCACAGGCACAGGCACAGGCGCTGTGAACGCTACTACTATCACAGGCTCGTTTACTGGCGCTGTCGCTGGTGATTATTTCGAGATTGGCGGTGCGCTGTACATCATTACGGAAGTAAATAGCGCGTCATCAATTGATATGATGCCGCCTTTGCGAGCTACCGCTTCGAGTAGCCCGTTAGATTTTACTTTACCGAAAGGCACTTGGCGGCTAGCAACTAATGAGATTGGCTGGAGTATTAACCAGGCTAGTCTGTACGGCTTCACCTTTGCATGTGTTGAGGCGATATGAGCAGAACTTTATCAAGTGCAATGCAGTCGGCTGTCGAAGCCGATTTGGTGCGCCCTATTGTATTGGTCACTTGCGCGTTTGATTCTGGCGACCTAAACCTTTGGAATGGTGTCGGCACACTTACGGTAAGTAGTGTTGACTATGTGGGCGCAGGCACCTTGCTTAACATCGGTGAAATTGCTGAGTCATCAGAGCTGCAGGCAAACGGCATCACTGTCACCTTGTCAGGCATCACCGACCCACTGTTGGCTAAGGCGCGTGACGAGGATTATCAAGGGCGTGAGCTAACTGTAAAGCTAGGGGCTATGGACGCGGCAAACGCCGTCATAACCAGCCCCGTAACTGTGTTCAGTGGCTTTATGGACACAATGGTTATCAATGACTCGTCAGAGACAGCGACCATTCAGGTCAATGTCGAGAATCGGCTGATTGAGTTTGAGCGCACGCGCATCAGACGCTACACAGCAGAAGACCAGAAAATTGACTACCCAAATGACAAGGGGCTTGAGTTTGTCGCTGAGATGGCAGAGAAAGAGATTGTCTGGGGGCGCAGCCTTGTAGGGACAAGTTCAGGAACTGGCAACGGGCAAAATGATGGCGGCAGAGAAGACCCAGGAGACTTAGACTAATGAAATTTGCATTAGAAAATCTAGCAAAAGTCAGGCGTGAGATTGAGCCGTTACTAGAGCAGCACTGGCAAGAAATAGCACTTAACAAAGACATCATTAAGATGAACCCTGACTGGGAAGGCTACGCACGACTTGATGCCGTTAACGCGCTACGAATTTACACAGCGCGCAAAGACGATGAGTTGATGGGTTACTTTGTGGTGCTAGTCAGTAAGTCATTGCACTACCGTGACCATCTGTTCGCAAATAACGACGTAATCTTTTTGACCAAGCCTGCACGCAAGGGGCTTACAGGCGTCAAGCTCATTAAGTACGCAATTGAGTCGTTAGCGGCTGAAGGCATTACCAAGCTACATATAAACACCAAGGCGCATCAGCCATTCGACGCAATCCTTGAGCGATTGAACTTCGAGGAAATTGAGCGCGTTTATTCTTTAGTTCTGAGGTAAAAACATGGCTATTGCGGCAGTTGCAGGATTAGCGTCTATAGGTTCAGCGATGATTGCCGCAGGGACGTTTGCAATTGGTTGGGCAGCCGCTGCGGGTGCTTTTGCTTTAGGTGCTGGCTTGTCGATGGTTTCGCGTGCGCTAGCACCAAAGCCCAACATTGGCGCACAGATGCGGGGTATCACACAGACGACCCGCGAGCCTGCAAGCAGTCGCAAAACTATTTACGGCAGAATGCGCGTCGGTGGTCAGGTCGTTTTTATTTCACACTCAGGCGATGACAATAAATATTTACATATGGCTGTCGCGTTTGCCTCCCACGAAATAGAGTCGTTCGATGAAATTTGGTTTAACGACAAGAAAATATGGACGACCGTCGGCTTTCAAAGTGACTGGGGCACCTATGTCACTATAGACCGCAAGTTTGGCACAGCAGGGCAAGCAGCCTCAACGCAGCTTACTAACGCCAACGTTTTATGGACTTCTGACCACAAGCTCTCAGGCATTGCATATATAGCGTTTAAGCTTGAATGGAATCAAGACAAGTTCCCGCAAGGCGTACCAAACATCACAGCGGTAATTAAGGGCAAAAAGGTCTATGACCCTAGGACATCAACAACTGCTTACAGTCAAAACCCTGCGCTTTGTCTACGTGATTACATGCTCGACCAAAGCTATGGCCTTGGCGAAGTAGCGGCAAACATAAACGACACGTCAGTCGGTAATGCCGCTGACCTATGTGAAGAGCAAGTCACTTTAGACGCTGGCGGCACGCAAGACAGATATCAGTGTAATGGCGTCATTGATACAGCCAATCAAATCAAGGCCAATATCGAGCAACTGCTAGCCTCTATGGGTGGGCGACTAACCTACTCAGGTGGCGAGTATTTCGTCGATGGCGCAGAGTACAAGACGCCAACGCTCACGTTTACAGAAGCCGATATTGTCAGCGATATACAGACGCAGACTAAGCAGTCGCGCAGAGGCATATACAACGGCGTTAAGGGCATCTTCGTATCCGAGGAAAAGAACTTTAAGGTTCTTGATTACCCTGCGCAAATTAGCTCAACGTATGAGTTAGAAGATGGCGACCCTATCTACTTAGACATGCCGCTACCTTGTGTGACCAATAACCAGCAGGCACAGCGCCTAGCTAAGATTGCTTTGCTGAAGTCACGCCAACAAGTCGTGATGACAATGACGACGAACCTTAAAGGCTTAAGGGTAAAGGTTGGGGACACAATACGAGTCACAAACGACCGTCTTAATTACAGCTCCAAAGTGTTTGAGGTTATCGACTACTCTCTTGCCATTACTGATGGTGCGCTAGGTGTAAATCTAAGTTGCATCGAAATAGCATCAGCCATATACGACTGGAACACATCTGACGAGCAAGATTTTTTAGCAGGCGGTGAGCTTGATTTATACGACGGCAGAACAGTCGAAAATGTCACAAACTTAACTGCTACAGAAATTGCAGCAGTTGGGCCTGACGGCACATTAACGACAAATGTAGAGCTTACCTGGACTGCGCCTGACGACGCCTTTATTGATTTTTATAAAGTCAGATGGAATGAAAACGGCACGACCGACTACTTCCACGCCGAAACCAAAGAAACGCGCATTTTGATTGCTGGGCTTGATGTCACATCTAATTATGATTTCCGCGTACAGGTGCAAAACCTGCTTGGAGTGACAAGCACGGGCGTATCGCTTGACGATGAAGTTTTGGAGGGAGACACGACAGCACCTGCTGTGCCTACTATTATAGGGACAGAGGGTGGCATTCAAACGATTACGCTGACATGGCAAAACCCAAACGACGTTGATTTCAAGCACGTTGAGGTTTTTGTTAACAGCACTAACTCTTTGCCAGCAAACCCTACCTCAATAGTTGATGGTGAAACATACACAATCAGCGGTTTGATAGGCGAACAAACACGGTATTTCTGGCTTAAGTCTGTAGATTTCTCGAGTAATAAATCAGCCGCAACGACTGCGGTTTCTGGCGTTTCTGTAAAAGTAACTGCTGGTGATATAGAAGACGGGGCGATTGATATTGCCTCATTCGCTTCAGATATCTCGCCTGTACAAGTCGTTTCGTCATTACCTGTGTCAGCATCAGAGGGCGACATTGCGTATCTGACGACAGACAACAATCTTTACCGTTACGATGGCACAGCATGGACGCGAGCAGTTGCACTTGGCGATGTAACTGGAGCAGGAAATTTAGCCGCACTAAATACTGTCGGGTCGTCTCAGATTGATAATGATGCAATTACCAACGCACAAATAGCTGTGGATGCTATCCAGGGTGATGTCATTGCCGCTGGTGCCATTACTTCCACAATGATTGGTGCGGATGCAGTGACCACTGCCGCAATAGCCAATGATGCAATTACGAGTGACCTAATCGCGGCTGGAGCTATAACATCAACAGAGATTGGTGCGGACGCAGTAACTACTGCCGCAATAGCTAATGACGCAATAACCACAGATTTAATTGCCGCAGGTGCTATAACATCAACAGAAATTGGTGCGGATGCAGTAACCACTTCGGCAATAGCCGCAAACGCTATCACAGCAACAGAAATAGCGGCTGGTGCTGTTACTGCTAATGAGATAGCGGCAAATACTATTACTGCTGGGCAAATTGCCGCTGGGGCTGTCACGGCAACCGAAATAGCGGCCAATACAATTACATCATCACAAATTGCAGCTAATACAGTTACAGCAAGTGAGATAGCGGCTGGTGCTGTCACTGCAAACGAAATAGCCGCAAATACTATTACAGCAGGTGAAATTGCCGCTGGTGCCGTTAGCGCAACTGAAATTGCGGCTAATACAATTACATCATCACAAATTGCGGCAAACGCAATCACAGCTAGTGAAATAGCCGCAGGTGCTATTACTGCCACAGAGATAGCGGCAGGCACGATTACATCCTCGGAGTTGGCGGCGGATTCAGTGACAGCTAACGCTATCGCGGCGGGTTCCGTAGCGGCTGATGAAATAGCGGCTGGGGCAGTTACTACCGCTAAACTCGACGCTGGTGCAGTTACTGCAAACGAGATTGCCGCGAATACAATCACGGCGGGTCAAATAGCCGCTGGTGCAATCAGTGCAACAGAAATATCTGTCAGTGAGTTGGCTGCGATATCGTCAGTGCTTGGTACATTGACCGCTGGAACAATCGACGCTGACGTTGTTGATATTACAAACCTAAGTGTAGGCACTGCTGACATAGAAGACTTGGCTGTTACAGGCGCTAAGATTGGCTCGCTTGCGGTAGACACCCTAAAAATAGCAGATAACGCGGTAACAATACCCGAGTCGGCTGTTGGCACAACACATAGCTCAATTGGTAGCGTTAGTTCACCTACTGTATTGCTTACGAAAACGATTACCTATGACTCTGGTGCGGCACCCGAGGCAATCATGGTCAGTGGTTTTGCAGTGGTTAAATCAGACCAGTCGCAAGTGGGTTATATAAAGGTTGTTTTAGAGGTGGCTGGAGTTGACGTATTTACAAGTGCCGACACAAACACAACTACCACAACTGAGACAAAAGCCTTTGTTCATAGGGTTACTGGACTGACTGGAACCTCAGTAACAATCAAACTAAAAGTTTATAGAACAGGCAGCAGTAGTAACGCTAATGTCTACCAAAGTGGCATCCTCATATTAGGGGCAAAGAAATGAACGCAGTGCTTTACAGAGCTGACGGGCAGATAGCCGCAGTATTAGAGGGCGGTAACGCTTCAACACATGCCTCTGATGCAGAGTCTATGGGACTGCCATATGTCTTAACTACTGACCCCATAAACCCGTTTACGCACTACGTAAAAAATGGCGTGATAATAGCTATGTCGCCAAAGCCGTCAGACAATCATCAGTTCAATTACGTTAATGAGTCTTGGGAGCTGACTAACGAACAGGCTGGCAAAATCAATAAAGAAATTCGACTTGAGCTTTTGGTTAGCTGTGACTGGACGCAGTTGCCAGATAGTCCGCTAACAGACACTAAGAAGTCAGAGTGGGCGACATATAGGCAGCAACTAAGAGACTTAGACATGACTCTTAACCCCAACTCAATCGTTTGGCCTGTCGAGCCTTAGCAGATGATATAATTGCCTTACACGGAGGCTCTAATGACTATCCAACTTGTACAGGGCGACACAGGCCCGCAAATCAAAGCAACTATTACACGCGACGGCAGTGCAGAAGACTTGACTGGCGCGACGGCTGTTTTGCGCTTTCGTAAAAAAAAGACAAGCACTGTGTTATTTACTTTGAACACTGTAAGCACTAACGAGCAGTTAGAGACAGGCGACCTATATTTTGTATTCAGCTCGGGTCAGCTTGACCTTGATGAGGGCTTTTACGAGGGCGAGATTGAGGTAGTCAATGACGGCGTAAGAGAAACGGTTTACGAAATAGTAGACTTTTTCTTGCGCGAGGACTTCGGCTAATAGATGCGTGGCTTTGATGCTGTCTTTACCGCTGCACGTCTACTAGCCCGAACTACAGGCTTATCAATTAGTGCGGCTGTAAGTGCGCTATCCCTAAAAGCAGAGGTAGTAGTTGGCTTTTTCATTCGTTCATTGTTCCTGGCAGATGAAGCTAACACTACTGATAGCCAAACATTTGATATCAATAAATCGCTCACTGAATCGCCTAGCCTAGTAGATGATGATGTCATTACACTGCTGAAACGCGCAAGCGACTTAGGCGCGCTGACCGACGATGACGTACTCACAATCATCAAGGGTCTAACAGAAACGCCAGCGGCCACAGAAGCTCATATATTTGCCTTCACAAAGCCTTTTGCTGACAGCGGTAGTGTTGCGGACACGCCATCAATACGGTCGGTCAAGCCTTTCACAGAGGCCCCTAGCACCACTGACAACGACACGCTAGACATAATTAAGATTGCAGGCGAGGACACACAGCAAGACTATTGTGACCTTAGCTACTTTTTAGAAGACTACGTTGATGGTGACCGCACTGACCTCGGATTTTTTACTGATGACAATGTAGTCAGCATTACTAAATTTTTAACCGACCAGACCTTTGTGACTGATGACCTCGACGGCGAGGCTAGCGCAGAGGATGACCAAGAGATTGCCTTTGTTAAAACGCGCACTGACATAGGCGTTGCGTCTGACAGCTTTAACAGGACGGTAACTTACTTGCGTGACTTTGCCGAAAATGGCAGTGCAAGCGAGTCTGCGGTAAAATTGACCACTAAGGCTCGCTCTGATTCTGGCTCTGTTTCTGATAGTGGAGACTTACGCAGTCAGGGTTATTGTGATTTCACTTACTTTGCCGAGGACTATGTCGGCGCATCAAGGACATTTACATGATTAATGAAGGCTTAAAACTGCGTGGTGATGTTGCTCTAGTTCTACGTGACAAGGACGGCAATATTAAAGATGAGCGAAAGATTGAGAACCTGATTGTAGACACGGGTCTCAACTTTATTTGTGACCGCATGAAGGACGACGAGACGGCTATGACACACATGGCGCTGGGTTCTGGCTCTACTGCGGCCGCGGCTGGTAATACTGCACTTGAGTCACAACTTGGCTCACGCGAAGCACTAGACTCTTCCACAGTTACTAACAACCAGATTGTTTACGTCTCTTCATTCGAGGCTGGTGACGCAACTGGTGCGGTGACTGAGGCAGGTATCTTCAATGCTTCATCTGGCGGAACAATGCTCTGCCGTACTGTCTTTAGTGTAGTCAACAAAGCGGCTGACGATACGCTTACTGTTAACTGGACTATCACTTTAACTGCATCCTAATTTAGAAAGAGGTTAACCATGACTACGATTACAACACGCTCGGGGAAGGGTTCGCCTCTAACTAATGACGAGGTTGATGCTAACTTCACGGGATTGAACAGCGACAAGGTAGAAACGTCTGGCGACAGCATGACGGGCGACCTGTCATTCGGGGATAACAACAAGGCTATCTTCGGTGCTGGCTCTGACCTACAGATTTATCATGATGGTGGCAATTCATTTATAAACGAAGGCGGAACAGGAAGCCTATATATACAAGCTAGAGACTTGTATTTAAGAGATTACGATACGTCTGTTAGCTTTATAAATATGCTTAATAATGGTGCTGTAACTTTGCATCATGCAGGTAACGCCAAACTAGCCACAACCTCCACAGGCATCGACGTAACTGGAAGTGTCGTCAGCGACGGTTTGACTGTTGATGGTATTGCTTCTGTTTCTTCTACAAACCCAAAGATTCAATTATTTGAAACAGACACAACAGATTTAAACACTCAAATTCAAAACCAAGCTGGTGACTTTAAAGTTTCTCGATTAGATGACGACGCTGGCTCACTAACAGTCCACTTTGAGATTGACCATTCAACAGGAAATGTCAGCATTCCTAGTGGCGATTTAGACGTAACTGGCACAGTGACTGCTGATGGTTTGACTGTTGATGGTGATAGCTTTTTAAAAGCATCTGGCTCTAATACCACGCCTTTAAAAGTATTTTCTTCAAGCTCAGCAACCAATAACACTACAACAATTGAATTAGGCGATTTTACAGGCGGCGGTGCATTTGAGGTTCCAAGAGCCTCTATTATTGGTCAGCGTTCTGGTTCTGGTTCAGGAGGTTTGCTGAGATTTACTAC